CTAGTTGGCTAAACTAACAGTTGTACAAGTTTATACACTTTGACCAAGGTGTTCGATAACCGATTGATACTTTCGACCACTCACAATGTTGATAGTCTTGAAGTTTCTCTCTGCTTACAAAATAGATGCTCCATAACCAGCTTCTGTTGTAGTGATGAATATGTCCACCGATGTAGCAGAAGTAAATGAGGACAAGTTTATTGTAAACCCGTTCGCATTACCGCTGACTGAGCAGTTCATAAACACACTACCAGCGCATTGTGTTGCAGAGTTGACGATTCCCGAAGAAACAGATCTGTTAGCGACTATCGAGTCTGCTGCCATTCCCGTTCCTGGAACAAGTGACAACCCACCGAGACCGGTTCCGGTCACCTGGCAAGTTACCACAAAATGATCGCCACCGTCCAAATTGGGCATAAGAATATATCCATTAGCTACCGTACTCGGGACGTAAGATGATCCTGACATGCTACCATACGCGATTGACTGGTTGGGCTGCGATAACAAGTTGGAATTCCACCCGAAGTGTAAATAACCATACTTGCCCACGGGCTCCCTGGAAGCGTCAAACTCAACGTCATAAGACACCCAAAGTTCTCCTACTGTTGCGTTGGCGCCAACACTTGCTGCTGGCATCGTCATAACTTGTAGGAGACCAAAGTCGGTCTCAGACACTGGTAGAGTTATACCAGGTTGCTTCACCCAATACCAATTTTCCGTCTGGTCAAGACATTCGATCGGATACAATATACTCTTGTCGAGTCTTTCAGTAAGCGCTTCGTCGCTGTTTGCCAAGGCACCCTTACTCACAAAGGCCGTTGCAGCTGGGTTGTTACTCAGCGCTAGCCCCCATGATCCGACTGCTACATTCGGCGACGTTTCGGATACAAGTTCGAAAACCAAACCTCTGAACCTATACTTTTCATAACACTGTGCTTCCGCGGAAAGCATTGAAAACAGTTGCGCATTGTTGGGGTTCACCGCATAAGTTACGTTGTTAAACTGTCCTGCAGCTGTGCCTGTCACCACGTCACAAACATACTCACGACGGACAATTCTACTCTTAGATTGTCCAAAGGAGGCATTTGCGCTGGGTTTACCTAGCATCAGCGAGTTGGTCTTCACATCGTCACCCATGGTGTAATCGCCCGAACCGATTAACTTACTCAGTTTGTTAGCAAGATAGCTGCCAGCGTCTCGACCTTGACCTCTCAGTCCAACTTTGTCGCCCAACATACCCCCAGCACTCGTTAAGGCACTAGTTAAAGCACCTTTAACAACTGGTTTGATTGCAGCTTTCAAGTCAGAGAAGTAGTCACCATGGCCCGAGAGCACCTGCGGCCCAAGCTTGCCTTCCAACCTTCTCAGTTTTCGTTTTGCGTTTTTCTTCGCGTTTCTCTTACGTTTTGCTTCTGGTGTTGCCATTGTTTTATCTACTATACTTATCAATTACCGCAGTAAGCCCGGTTAGCCAGACCGAGCCGTCGAGCGCCGCTTAGCGGTACTCGACGTCAGAAAGCTTCTCAAAGACCGGAGAAGTGATGAACCTCCCTGGTCGATGAGTTCTCAAAGTTTGACATAAAGCAATGAACTCACTGCTGTGATTGTCGATTCCATAAAAGCCGAAAACATCATCCCATTCCTCTATCTGGTACGCTGTGTCTTCGACCCTGGGCTTAAACATATCAACTTCAGGGTTCTGCAATACATCTTTAACATCCTCGTAAGCTCTGCATAAGTCTGACATCATGGGCATATTTGTGTACGGTTTGAATTGAGCTAATAAATTAGCATACCATACACGCAGTTTCTCATTGTTCGTGGGGTACTTAGCGAGGCATTTATAGGTGACCGGGTTAACTCTGTGACAACCCATTTTCACTATCTTTGCTGGCGAGGGTGCCCACAAGGGACGTACCTCACTGCTGCCTGTTTTCATACCATAAACTAGGAAACCTTTCAAGAAAGAGGCTTGTGTTACTCTCTGCCACACTTTGGTTTTCATTTTGAATCCCAAGCTAGCAAAGAATCTGACATACTCCTTCTCGATTTCCACCCGTGCTTCATACTCATTTTGGAAGCCTACTACCGAATGTTCTAAAAGCCACTCTGACAAGTGAAAGGTCCACAAACCATGGTTGTGGCCTTCCACCAAGGAGTTCCCCAAGCTTGTATCTTCCAGGCCTGATCTCTGACGACTACTTTTCTTGAACTTGACTTTAACCGATTCAGACGGTTTAGCCGGGTTGTTCAAGACGGTGTCAGCAGCCTTGCATGCTTCTATCTCCTGAATGAGGCTCACTGATGCGCCTAACCGACGATAGTATGCGCTCTGTATGCGATTAGCTCGTTTTCCTTCTGTACGATCGAAAGTCGACGCATCGGCTTCAATACAAATAAAGAGGTTGACAAGCACCCCGCCTATTGAGACTTTAACCATCGCAACGTATACGACGTCGTCGCCACTAACTATCGCTTTTGCGTGACCAGGAATTGGTCTTACCATGATGTGTAAGAGCTCTCCTAATCTCTCGACAGTGCAGCAACCACCATATATCGGTGTATAACGCAACTCATAAACCCTGCCAGATGTGTGGTGGACGCGTTGAACCCAGTCGGGATTAGCCGCATAAGAATTCAACTCTTCTTGCCAACTGAGCTGTAACCGTGACATCATCATGGCACACTCGGGTGCGCCTCTGATGATCTGCTCCGGTCCAGGTGTGGTGATGCAGCGCTGTTTGTGCTTCAACATCACTTCAGTATACTTTAGAAAAGTTTTCATCTTGTGCTCCTTTTTCAGCTGGAGATGGTAAGGAAGATTTGAGTTGTGATTATACGCAGCGGTATACAACTTTTTCTTTTCCTTAGTGTCAATCCAAGCTAATGTATCCTCCTCTCCGGATCGCAACGCGGGATGTTCCTTGATGAAAAATGTGCTCAACCCCTCAACAGCATCATAACCAGCTTCTTGCTCAGCCCAAGTCTTGAAAGTAGGTCCAACCATATCGTTGAACACACCACTGACGTTGGCGCAAGAATTTCTCAAGTGAAATTTAACGACGGCTGCGGGGCCCATCGAAAATGAGAAATGCTTGTTAATATCTTGTTCTGGAGTCAAGTCATCGGGCGAGAAGTTTAACCCTCCTTCCGCGGTCCAAAGACCCGGAGCGGACGGCTGTATATCTTCTTCCGTGATTCCATCTGCGAACACCGGATGAACAGTTGACTTAGGCAGGTCAATCATGGGGTATTTTAGAGGTCCCCAATCAAACACCTGCTGAGTGCAACCGTCCCAAAAGAATGTCGGATCTGTGCATGCTTTGATGTACTGCTGCTTGTACGATTCCAATTGTGTCAATGGGACGGGATCGAATTGCACTGTGTCTTCTGCCACTGAGCAGCAGCCACATGCTATCTTCCCATACATACAACACACTGTTTGATGAATCGCAGCTGCTGTGCACCTGCTACACGACATCCGACGGTAAACCGTAGTTAAAACCCTGAAACTGTCCTTAACAAAGCCTGTTCTATCGGCGTCAGCTCTAGTTACCATAGTGAACATTGCATCTTTATCAGTGCAACGTCTCTGGATTTCAGAAGCTGACCCAACACATAACAGTGTGTAAGCGTCCTTGAGTTCTAATACGTCCCTCAGCGATCTAAGTATTGCCACCCACCTTCGACTGGACAAATCCTCCACAACTTTAGTGAAGAATGCTCGCGCAGTCCCGGATTCCAACGTGTAAGAAGTGTATTGGACTTCAAACTTTTCAACAACCTCGTTGCAGTAGTACATATTCACCTTCGGAGATGAATAGTCTAAAAGGTAATCGAGCATTGTATCTGTTGTACCGCCGAAATTATGTCCCTGCTGGTCTGGTAGTCTGAGTAATTCTTCACCGAGGTATTGCCTCCAGGTTGAAGTGAGCTCAAACGCTTTGCACTCGACTGCTCTTTTCAGAGGCCAAGGCAATTCACTACCATCCACCGGTAAGTTAGTTTTGAAAAACACCGCAATGTACGCATTGCCGTATATTGGTTCGACGCGCCATGAGACGCCACCACGATTAGTGCGAGTGAACAGTTCATCATACTTACAAGTATCTTCGTATGGTTGTGCGCCCAAGTGGGGGACGCACACCACACGATCCTTGCTGTGATAATAAAAGCCACTCGCCCCATGTGGACCGAACGGGAATGGACAATGGTGGAACGTTAGAGCGACGACACAGCCTTTGTTGCAGTAACCAAGGATGGTGTCAATATCAGAAACATCCTGTTGGAGGACGTCTTCAATAAAGACAATGTCGTACTTCTCTATAGCCCCTTTTATGTCCAAGTGCGGAATCGTGACCTCGCGCATGAACTCGCTTTCACTAGTGAAGGAATACTCTTCCACTGCTACTCGCTTAAGTCCTCGACGCAACCAATCTTCACCTACGCGTGGGCAGGTGTGCATTGTCCAGTCTAATTCCTTCCCATCAGCCAGATTCATGTTCACTTTCTTCACGAAAGCCGCGCTTTTGTTTGAGCCGTATAAATCAAGACATTTTAGCCTCTCCTCGGTTCCTTTGCCTAATCCATAAGCGATAGACACTGCGAAATTAATCGCAGTTCTTTTACTCGCTTGGCGAATTATGACTCCGTCGAGGGTATGCTCCGTGTCTTCAAAGAACCATTTGTCATCGAAATCGAAGTGTTCGAGTCCAATGGCACCGATGACCTTTGCGGTCATCTGGTCCCCTTCATGCAATTTGCCCAATCGAATTTTCACGCGACCAACCGCTTCAAGGACGTTGTCAGTAACTTTGCTGTACTTGGAAGCACGAGCGTAGTTAACGACTTCATCGAGAGACATGGAGTTCTCACCACCAGTCTTATTCCACTGCTTAATAACCCCGTACTTCTGCTTTAGCAGCTTGTAGTCCGGATTAGCAGTTCTAGTGGAAAAACCGATAGAGCTCTCATAATCTCTCAGAACAGTCTGGATTTCACCTTCATACTGTAATAACCATTTGGTCAATTTTGGATCGTTTTTGGACAGCGT